GAATTCAGGTAAGGAATCAGCAGGGACATCTGGGCATGTCAACACAACACCAGCGGAAAATATCGCCGTATTACGGTGCTTTTGATTGGCTTCTAACAATAGATTGATGTATCGTTCATTACCATACACCTTATAGGCGATTAAATCCCACATATCCCCTTGTATTGTTGTATAGTTAGTCATAACTCAACCTCCGTTGTCCGGCGGTATAGCTACGCATCATTTGTTCAAATTCACGCATTTTAGCGCCTAATGCTGACATAATATCATCTGTTGAAGAACCATTACCCGCGTTAATAACTGGTGCGAAAGTAATTTGTACAGGTGTACCACTATTACTAGATGAGGATGTTACAGGTACGCTAGGTGCTAATGATACAGTAGGTGCTACAGCTGACTGCGCACCACTCACACCTAACATCCGCCCGGCCATTTGCCATAAATTCATAGCATTTGCACTACCATCAATAGGAACTACAACTTCTGGATATCCAGCTTCACCTATCCATGATAATTCTGGGGATGTAATAACACCACCGTTGGCTCTCCTACCAACCTCTCCAGCTGCAGAAACACCAACTGTGAAACCACCACTAAATTGAGCTTTGATACTATCCCATGCACCAGCGATTGCATTAGATACAGCACTAGGAATTTGTTTAATCCAATCCATTACTGCATTATATGCATCACTTGCCCATTGACCTGCGGCAGCTACGAAACCGGCTCCCGCATCAGCACATGCACTTGGTAAATTCATAATGAAATTAATAACATCATTAACCAAACTACTAATCCACGATGTGGCCGTAGCATATGCCTCAGAGGCAAACGAAATAACCTCAGCTACAAACTCAGCACCCAACGTGATCATGTACATAGGTAAATTGATTAAGAAATTATAAATATCATCGACCATGGCACTAAATGTAGTGACTGCGAAGTTATAACATTCTGTAGCGAATGATACGACGGCAGATATAACAGCAGTACCAACTTGTACTGCAATCTCTGGTAATCGTAAAATAATGCCTATTATGAACCCTACGGCCATACCAATATATGTTGGTAAGTTTAACCATAGGTTTACGTAAGCAATTATTGCCGCTTTCAATGCATTAAATACGCTAAGGCCTAATGATAAGAACCCATTAATTACAGCCATAATACCGGATATAATGGCGCTCCATGCCGAACTTAAAGCAGAACACACGCTATCCCATATTGAACTCAATCCAGAACATACACTATCCCAAACAGATGTTAATGTGGCACAGATAGTATCCCAGTTAGTTACTAATAGGTATATCGCTGCAATAATTGCCATAATAGCAAGTACCCATGGGCCGCCTATTAGTGCACCCGCTGCTTTGAACGCACCCATTGCCGTTTCTACACCTTTAAATGCCGTGGTAATTGTAGTAATACCTGATGCAAGTTTTGTAGCAGTGCCATACAGTAATGCTAATTTCAATCCATTAGTTACTACAGCGGCAATAGCTTCCTTGTTATCCTTCATGAACATTACAACAGTTTGTAATACCGGTATCAGTGCCGGTAATATTTGTTGGGCGATCGGTATAAATGCCTGTGCCAAACCTAATGCAACTTGCGTAGCTTCCGCTTTCAGGATGTTCATCTGTAGCCATATTTCATGTAATGATTTAGGATCTATCCCAACACCTTTTATTTGTGATGCGGCCGCTTGTGCATCTGCATAGTTCTCAAATACTTTAGTAAGCTCCATGCCTTTTGCACCTAGCGTTTCAAGCATGAATTCTTGTCCCCGGCCTTGTGCTACCGCATTTTGGTAACCTTTAGCCATTGCGTCCAATTGTTGGTTCATAGGCAACAACTTGCCATTTGCATCGGTTAAAGATACGCCAAATTGACTGAGGTATCCTTGCAATGCTTCAGCACTTTTACCACCACTGACCAAAGTCTTATCCATTTTAGCGAATGACTTGGCCGCCGCTTCTACATCCACTCCGCTTAAAGTCATAATCTTCTTAAATTGTGACGTCTCAGCAGTTGTCATATGCAGTTTATTGGACAATTGATAGAGTGCTTCCCCGGCATTAACTACATTATCTATAATGGCACCAATACCAAAGCCACCTGCTGCGACCATAGCGAAATTTGCAAGCTTTCCTGTAATACCACTTACCGCAGCACTAGCACCTTGCGCAGCTGATGCAGCACCTGCTAAAGGACTTGCACCACCCATTTTACTGATTGCATTTTGATGCGCCGTCTGACTTGCGATATTAGACCTCAACTGGGCTTGCCGTTGTAACATAGAATTTAGCTTTTGCTCAGCTGCAATTGCTGCATTCCTATCACTAGCATTACCAGTCTTTTGCGATATAGCTTGTAGTTTTCTATATTGCGCCTGTTGATCCTTGATTGCATTGGATAATTTGTTGAGTTCCTGAGATGCCTTTGATACGGAAGATGATAACCCACCATCGAGTTTACCTTTAATGGCAATCGCCATTTCTAAGACTTTATTGGCCATTATTTTCTCCCTTTCATTGCTTTATTCTCGCGCTCGATACCATCACTAATGAGCTGAACATGGACTATGAACTCATCCACGTCTAGCTCTCGAATGAAGTAATCCATCGGTGTACTAGTGTATTTGCTACACGTAATCGCACACTCTGTGAAATACCGTTCTAGGTCTGTTATTTTTCGGAATTGAGCAAAAAATTCTGTACCTCTAAGCACACTCTAGTGAAATCAGCAGCCGGAAGGCTATAAATATCATCCACTTTACACCCGCATGTAGCAGCTGCTACATGCGCTTGGTACGTCATGGATAATGCTGGAACTGTGATAGTTCTATCTTCATTCTTAGCGGATTTTTCGCATTTAATTAATGTGTACCCGCTGATACCTTCAAATTGTAAGGAATGACCAGCTTTTACTAATTCAATACCAGTTTGTTCATGTGTTTCGTTCATAGTGTTATGTTTACTCATTAGTGATCGTCCTTTCTACAGACTAAATACCGAGTGCAGCACGAACATCGCCAAGGAAGTCTGTGCCATCAGAAATAGAATCTTTATAAGCGTATTTATCGATTTCACGAACTACCTTGCCATCTTGTTCGAGTTTCAAGTATGTCGTTTCAATTGTGTTCGTTGCATCGATAGTATTGCCGGATTCATATGTGCCATTTTCTTTAGATTTAGCACGGCCACGAATAACGGCACGTGTAGGCACGATTACATATTTATCTTTGCCACTATCCCAACATTGGATAGCACCACGTACTTCTAAGCGTACGCCACGACCACCTGTAAGGCGGTGTGTAGTTTCTGTTGGAGTGTTCCATGTAAGTTTAGTTTCCATAGAGGAGTAGTGGCCAATAACTGGCGCTTCTACTTCGCCTGCAATGCCCACACCTTTTACAGTTTGAGTCATTACAGATTCACTAGGTAATTCCACTTTGGCAACACCTAAACAGTTGTCAGATCCTTCTTCATATACACGGAAGTCATTAAGTACTTCCGGTACTTGATTGATAGATGCCATGATTAATTACCCCTTTCTATACTGTTTGAAATAGCGTTTTGAAATAGGAAACATCATATTCAGAAATGCTTTCAATTTCTTGCGCTGGAATTGGAGGTGTACGGAATTTGTGGAAACGAATAATACCATTCAACAAATCTGTTGTAGGGTTTTCTGCTTCTTTAAATTCAATGCGACCACCTAAGATAAAGCCACGAGAAGTAAGACCGTTAAGGCGGATTGTTTCACTATCAAGAATTGTCTTGATATTACGTGGCAAGATAGGCATATCTACTTTTTGCCAATACGTTAAGATGAATGTTTGGTCATCCCAATCATTGAAACGACGTACACAAATAAATGTATCCTTAACATCAGTTGTGCCAGGATATGCACCTGTATAGTTGCCCCAAGATACCCAACCATTGATATTAACGGCTGTCATAATACCTTGAGAGTTCAATAAGTTAGCTTGGGAATGAGTAAGCATTACTTCCTTACCATTAGCTAAGCACAAGCCTGTGATGTTCATGGACTTATTGGAAGGAGATAACGTAGGAATATCGCTATTGGATGCATCGCATTTACCAATAATGCCCATAATGTGCGTAGACATATGGAACATATAATCGCCATTGCGAACCATTGGCCAACATACGACTTCAGATTCTCCTGTATAGCTATTACCTTTCTTCCATTCGTAAGCATCTGTATACTTAACAACTTGTGTAGTATCAATATCTACCAACGTAGTCGCACCAAATAAGTTATTAATAACACGAGATTTTGCTTTCATCACAGAAGCGACTGTAGGATTTTGAGAGAATCCAGGGGCAGCAATAAGACCAGGTACAATACCGAAATGATGATAGATTGTATCAATCAATTCAAAGCCTGTTGCTTTTTCATTACTGTCTACACCGCCGATTACGTTCTTATAATCGAAGTTTTCTACATCAAGTTCATCGTATGTGAGGTCCAATGTAGTTGCAGAATCGAATTTACCTCCTTTGATAATAGAGATGATCAATTGATTCTTGTCATCAAATGCTGCCGTGTAATCTGTGTTGGCCACACCTGTTTGACCACCGCTAGATACTTGCAAAGTATTAATCAATACTGCTGCTTTTACAATGCATTTCTTTTCTGCCAATGTAGCAGTTGTTGTAGTAGATTTCTTATGCTTTGTAGGATCCAATACGTTAACAAATACGATTGGAGCTACACCATATAACTTAAATTGCGCATACATTGCTTCACACAATGTAAAATGTGTCCAATCTTCAGAATAGCCAAGTTGTTGAACAGCTTCTTCCCAGCTGTAACAGATGATTGGCTTATTAACTACTGCGCTAGGGTCTTCTGTAAGGTGTACTGGTGCAGTACCGAACACAATTGGAAGGCCGGCAGTAGTTTGGACAGGAGCAATTACAGAGGTAGCTTGCTCACTTGTTTTGACACCATGATAAAAGGCCATTTACTTCACTCCTTTATAATTCTTCAATGCGTTAACATAGAATACATTTAATTGTGTGCCTTGTGTTCTCACATCAATCATTGCTTGATTGAGTTCATCTAAAGGCACAAATAAATGCATAAAAATAGGGTCTTCCGATTCCGGCAGTGGTGCGCCGTCGCTAAATACCATGAATTGGTTTAGCCGGCTACTGCGGAATGAAGGCCCAACATATACAACAGGGTTCATCGTTGTCTCCTATTCAATTACTTTATTATCCATAAATATCTTATTTAGGTTTCTACGAATAACTGGAATATACACTTCAAATTCAAGATATCCAACCCATTGAGGGTATGGTTGATCATCAGGAATTGTTGTATTAACGGTATTCTCCTTAATTTCATATTTAAGTGCTACCGGATTATCAGATAGTAACCGCTCACGCACTACCTCTAAGAGGTGATATAGTCCGACATGGCCTTTAGTTAAGGCTTCATCATAAGTAGTTACCAATACAGTAATCCCTACCGTCGAACTATCTGCATCATTAACAGAGTACGGATGCACTACTACGGCTGGGCATAACTTGCGCTTGTCTTCATTCTTATCCACTCTTGGTAAGAACCCGCTCCATACTCGAATAGGGCTCGTGGTAACATCACTGGTTTCATTTAGCTTTCGCAACTCATCCATGAGATAGGCAGCAATGCCGTCTGATACATCTAATGGTGTCATTAGTTACCTCCTAACGCGCGCTCTAATTCGTGATATAGGCGCTTTTCATACATTTCCATGCCTTCCTTTTGCATGGCATTCATAACAGTTTCATTACCAAACATTTGCGGTAAGGCTGGTCCATATATCCCTTTTAATGGATATCTGTCCTTGCCTTGGCGTTTCATGAATATACCTGATGTGCTAACAAAGCCATTTGGTACCTTCGTTTCTGTGCCTTTTTTAATCGACACAAACACACCTTTTCGCTTAAGTGATTTAATTTTGAAGTACTTTTGGGCGCTAGTATATCCACCTTTGATACGCATTTCTGTGCCATCATTTAATTTATTGATAGATACGCCGGACTTTACGACCGATACACCTTTGATAGCGTAGATATTACGTAGTGCTTGCGTACCTGCTTTTCTTGCGGTTGTTGCAGCACGCTTCGAAGCGGCTTGGCAGACACGTCGAACTCTATCTTCTTTTAATGTTTCCAGTGCTTTTTCAATTGTTTGCACTGCACTTTTATCAAGTTCTAGCTCAACCATCCGTCAACACCGCCTCTAGCTTCTGCTCTGAGTTCGATGGATACAAGTCCATCTTCTTCCGTTGCACTTTGAACGATGTACACATCATCATCTAATCGGAATACGTTCCCCTGTGATGGAATTTCAGGGATGTCCTTTAATTTGCAATGCACAAATACAGACACCCCATGCAATCCGTCATTTGATACGTGAGAGCCATTCGATAGGAATGACTCCCTCGCCGTTGGCGATTGGATAATCGCTTTAGCTACTGTGCCATTTAGATTATGCCCTTCGGCGAATTCGTCTTCATTAATGAATACATCGTCAATATCGCTTTCTAGGTAATCTCTAAATCGCATTATTTCTTCACCGTAACTTCCGCATCAACTTCAGGTAATTCCATTTCTTCTTCCGGTTCATCTGGAACGACTTCCAATGGTTCCGGTACTTCAATAGGATCATCTTCAGCAGATTCAAACTTATCAGATTCAAGCAAGGATAATGCAATCGCTTTCTTCTTAATATCGACTACTTCGCCTTTGCCATACATCTCGCCTTCATGTGCTAAATAACCCTTTAATACTCTGATTTTCATAAGTAGGTTACCCCCTATTTAGTCTTAATAGTAGCCCAATCGTCGATAGTTTCAGGAATCAATACGCAACGAGAATACACAGTCAACGTTAATTCTTGTGTGCCCTTATTAGCATAGTAATTAGGCACATAAATACCTGCATATGTTGTGAATTGGTTGTCATCGTTAAGTAACGTTACTGCCGCGTGTTGTTGACGTCCACGACCAGGAACACCTAATACAGCTGCATCATCGCCGATAAATGGCTTTACTTTACCTTCATCATCTTGATATGTTTCAAGATATGCGTACACATCAATGTTCAAGGACATGATACGGCCAACATATCTAACTTGTGGAGACAAATATTCAGGCGCAAAGCTGAACATAGAAATGTTTTCACGATTAGGAATAGCTAACCACTTATTGATAGACGTATTATCAAGAATGTATTTTTCAACATTTTTACCGACGACCAACACAGTTGGTACGATACCTGCGTTTTCTTGAATTTTTTCAGATGCCAATTTCAAATCGTTATAAATATCAGCACCAGCTTGGTCCCATGCAGTAGTTGGTGTAATATCTTGTTCAAATTCGAAATCAATTTCATCAGTTAAAACAGTTGTACCATCATCCGCATAACCTTCAATTTTGCACTTACCTGTAGTAAGTAGCTCTGCCGCCATTTTGTTTTTACGATTAATGATTGTGCTTTGCAAGTAGGACAAATCTTCGGCTTGCATTTGAGAAGAACGTTGCGCAGGTGTCATTGTAGACACAATATTTTCTGCAAATGCACGTTGGTCAAGTTGATCTGGGTCAATAACTGTACTAGGTCCCATCATAGGCGCTTCATATAAAGCAATTTTAGAGCCGGCACGTTTAACATTAACGCCAGATGCACCACGAGATACGAAAGGTGCTAATGTACGACCACGTTTACGAGTTTCTACTGTGATTTTTTTAGAAGTTGCAACTGCTGGAACTTGTGGGAAGAAAGTATCAAGCAAGAAACTTGCTGGAGCTTTCATTCGTTCCACAGCTTGCATCAAGGAAAATGTATCTTTGAAATCAATTGCCATTATATAGTTCCCCCTATTTAATGCTAGTTAAGAATAAGTGAGCGTCCTTGAAGTCCGCTTCATGATCATTAATTTTATAAGCTTGGTCAACTACCAATACTTCACGATTAAAGCGACCGGAAATGTATACAGTCAATACATTATGGTCAGTAGTTGCAGTAGTATCAGATACTACGATGCCAGCTGGTTTACCAGTTGTTGTAATTTTTTGAAATGTACCAGCATTGTTTTCAAGAACTTGGCCACGTTTATAATCGCCAGCTGCTACTTTTACATTTTGAGTTAATACCGGTACACCGCCACCACCTAATAGGTAATCAGCTGCGACACCATTTACTTGTTCGAAATATGCCATTATTTACCGCCTTTCTTAGCATTTGCAAATGCTACGACTTCATCAATTGCACTAGCTTTTGCTACTGCATTGTTGGTTTCTGGTGTAGATGCACCTTGAGGTGCCACTTTATCCGCACCGGATTCCATTTGGTCAATAACTAATTGTCGAATTTGGTCGACTACTTTGTTATCAGTTGCAGGGATATCAGACACGGCAGAGATGAAAGGTGTTACTTCATCTACAGTTTTACCTTCTGTAACAGCCACATCAACTAAACGATTGATGACTTCATTGTCACCTTTTAACGCATTTAATGCTTCAACGCGTTTGCGTTCTGCTGTTACTGCTGCGTTTTCTGCAGGTTCATTTGTAGAAATACCTAGCAAACCTTTTAAGCTTGCCATGAATTGGTTTTCAGTCATAGGTTTCTCCTTACTTTTTAAAAATTGTTTGATTTTTGCTTCATTTTTGGCCGAGTATTTGCAAGATACTTTATTTACGATAACCATTCCGTTATTCATAACAGCTTTATCTGTAATCGCCGTATCTACTTCATCAATTAGGCCGTAGGACTTCGCCTCGTCCGCTGTGAGCCACGTTTCATCATCCATAAGTGTATTTACCTGTTCAGGTGTCAAAACATCGCTACGGCTCAAATAAACGTTTGCGATTGTCTGTTTAACACTCGCCAAATAGTTTGCCATTTTTGTTAATCCGTCCGCATCAAAGCTATCGCCTAGATATACGGATGGATTATGAATCATGTACAATGCATTACTTGGCATGATTACCTTATCGGCAGCACATGCAATAATCGTAGCTGCGCTTGCGCACAAGCCATCAATATGTGCTGTTACGTTGCCTGTGTAAGTCTTAATCATATTGTGAATGACTTGTGCTGCGAATACGTCACCACCGCCAGAGTTGATTCGCATTGTTAGGTCATTGCCATTACAACTAGCCAAGTCACTTGCAAATTCACGTGGTGTAATTTCATCACCCCACCAAGAGGTATCAGAAATATCACCATACAAAATCAATTCAGATTGACCGGTACCATCTTGATTTACAAAATTCTTAACAGACCAAAATTTATTCATCCTCTTCACCTCCTTTCGCTTCAGATTTAGAGCCAACGGAAGGATTAACCGCATCAGCTAGCCCCATGCCATATTTCTCCATGAGTTGCTTTTCAAAAGCAAGTTGAGCAATGTTCTCTTCAAGGTCTGTCCCTGTCATTTCGGCCGCTTCACGTTCACGAGTGGAAACACCATTCTGAACGCGAAGTGTACTACCATTCATATCCTTAACAGGGTCAAGGATTGACATAGTTGGTCCGAACCAATCAGCATTGCACCATGCTTTTCGAATCAATGGATCATCAAAGAAACCAGGCGCTTCAATTCGTCCATTCGCTACAGCCTCCATTAGCCATACCTCATAGATTGGTTGACAGAAGTCACGAGCGAACCACTTCCGCCGTAGTTTATATTCTTCCCAAGCTTGTAACATTGCTGCACGGCTTGCAGAATACGAGGAGTTGAAATTCTTCATAAGTACTTCGTAAGGCTGATTGAGTGCAGCACCTACTTGTTTGATGAGTTGCGTACTAAATACTTCAAAAGTAGATTGAGCGTTGGAAGCATCCACACTCTTTACATCCACGCCTTTCGGTAAGGCGTTTAATGTACCAGGTCCTAAATTGTATTCTGATACATCAACTACTGGTTCTGTCGGATCATCAACACCATTGTCGGCCAACATATCATTTAATGAACCTGAATTTGTAACTGCTTCTGTAAAAAATAAAGCAAAGTATGACTTAATAATGGCCGATGTAAGCTCTGCATTCGTATATCGATACACTTGCTTTAGCGTTTCAATAACTGGAGCTAAATATGGCACCCCTCTATATTGCTCAGGTCTAGTATCATTACTAATTTGAAGTACATTAGGAATACTTGTACGCTTGCCATATGCTTCTACCCTTGCCCATGTTGTTAACATACTTGTAATTGGTTCACCTGGCACTTGATTGGATACCCAGTACGCTACAATAGCGCCATCAGCATCAATTTCTACACCATTCAATATGCGGTTCCCATTATCTGGGTTAAGCGCTTCAACACCAGTTGGGTCACCTGTAACATATGTAGAATCAGTAAGCGGATTACTTACTCGATTACCTTCAATCAACTGAAGGCGCAACGTATACGGCATATCTGGTGTTGTTGGCTTGCGCCTAAACACGGCGAAACTATCACCATCTGTAAGATATCCTTGATATGCAATGCTTTGCATGTCATATAAATTGTTCTTGCGGTAGATATCACAGTCTTTTGATTCCGCCCATAAGTCAAACTCAGCGCGAACATTACGAGCCCATGTCCTAGCCTCCTCTGCACTGATTCCCAAGATTTGAAATTTAGGTCTAGGGAACACATTTAGGCCTGCACCAACTGTATGAGTGGTACTCGTATTGATTGCAGCCGTGCCGACTGGTGTATTGATGGCTAAATCTGCGGATCTATCACGCAAAGTTGATAGATTTGCACCAATATCAGCCTTATAACCCAGTTTTCTAGGGTTATATCCCTTCAATGACTTGTTATTATGAGATGCTCCACCCTCACTATATCCGCTATCTTTAGCCCTCGGAGTGCCTATTTTAGCGCTAAATTTCTTGTTTTTTCTCGCCATTTTGCTCTCCTAATCCCTAAAAACTACCCGTTTTGACCGATTTCCACGCCCATTATCGGTATCCATACCAGGTAATTTGGCGCCTCTTGCCACTAAATCATCAATCATTTTCCTTACTTCTGCTAAATTTGCCCTTGTAAGAGTCCGATTTCCGATTGTATAGCTTTGGCCGGTCAATATTGCTTCCTCAGCCTTGACGTACCACTCTAACCGTACATCAATGAGCCTTGGCTTACTTGAATAACTAGTTGCCATACATCCTCCTAAATATCTGCTGCTTTACTAGCTCTGCGAACACGTTTCCTCATTGGTTTCTTTCGTGGAGTAGTTACTGTTGTAGTGGAATGGCCTCCACCTTTGACTACTTCCGCCAATCTATCCCAATCAGGATGGATTGAATTCATACATGCTAGGTTATATACACGTAAGTCCAATGGTTCATTACGAACCCCTGCTGTAGGTTCCCATATTTCATGGATAACACCCTTACGTTTTACTTTCTTTTTGTGCTCTGAAATAATTCCCTTGAAATACAGCTCATCGTACCCTCTTGTTCCTAGGAATTCTTCATCCAACGGAAAATGAAAGTACTTCGCACCAGGTTCATCGATGGCCAATCGGTTCATTACCTGTTGTTTCCCATCGTCTACACCTAGCATTACAAGTGGAATCTTACTCCCTGAAGCTTTACCAATCTTATAATTTAACGGTATGCCAGGTGTTCCGGCCGTACCTTTGATGGCAAATCGTTGCTTGCTGAAATTCTTCTCACAGTATTCATACACTTTTGACGTGTAGTGACCGCCGGAGTCAACGAAAGCACGAGCTACTTTAAGGCCTGTACCATTCTTAAAGCGGTATACCTTATCAAGTACCGCATCAAGTGCATCCCATGTTGCTTTATTGTCAGGTTCCCCAAGGATAACGCCCTTACAGATTCCCCAACATTCTTCGCCATATCCCCAACCGGTGATTTCATACTCTAACCGGTTGTCTTGTGTATCGACGGCACCAGTTAGCAACAATACACCGTCCGGAAGGTCTGCTCCGTACTTCTCACGGCGCCTAATGAATTGTTGATAGTCTTCAAAGGCACCTTGCTGTGCATATGACTCACCAAAGCGTGTATTCATGACTACCTTTTCACGAGTTGGGTCGCCTTTAGCCTCTAGCCATTCCCTCATGATGTCATTCCAGGTTAGCCAAGGAGAAGTAAATCCGTTTACAAAAAAACTGCGTATGCCATTATGCAACGCAGCAGGGTTTTTCGATATATACTTTTGAGGAACTTTCCGCATTTCGTCTTCAGAAAATGTAGACCCACAATCAGGGCACCGCCATTTCACATCACTAACTACTACAATCTTCCGACCTTTAGCGTCCTTGTGTTCCTCTGTCTCACATTCCATTTCAGTATGTCGTATCAAATGATACTCACCACAATTAGGGCACTCATGTTGCCACTCTTCTTGCGTACCTGTTTGATACTCTACATCGATTCGTGAGCTACCTTCATTAGTTGGCGTAGAGAATAACCCCATTACCCTGTTCCAGAACGTTGTCATACGTTTCGCAGCAAGGTCTACTGGATCGCCTTCTGTGCCAGCACTATCTGGGAAACGATCTACTTCGTCCGCAAGTAGCACACGCACAGGACGTGATGCCAAACCAGCCGGACTGTTCGCCCCACACATGATAAGACGGCCACCAGGGAATAACTTAGATAAGATTGTGTTCTTACCATCTCGTGTCTTGGCGCCGTCTTCTGATTTAGTCTCATAAAATACTTGTGAAAGTACTTTCGTATCACGGATCATCGGAGAGATACGAGACTTTGAATAATCTTGAGCTAATTCAATAGTCGGTTGAATCATCATGACCGCACATGGGTCAAGATGAGCGTATCGCCCTAGTACATTATTCATAATATCTGATTTTCCCACTTGACTTGCGCTCTTAACCACTACCCGATTGATACCAGGTTGTGTAAATGCATCCATAATATCCTTTTGATAGGGTGCTCTACTCGTTTTCCATCGCCCTGGTTCCGCTGAAAGGCCTTGTGATAGCATGCGATAATCGTCAGCCCATTGACTAACACTGGTTTTTGGTAGTGGTTTTAGGCCCATTTTAGAGACATATTGCCACAATTCTTTTGCCGTTTTCATGCTATCACCTCCTTTTTTGCATTAAAAAAGCGCCTAATTTGGCGCGTTATCATCGTCTAATTCATCGCTATCCATGAATAATGACGGCGTATATTCACTTAATTCAGATAATTTATCCTCAATTTCTTGCGTTAACAGGTTGTATGCTTCCTCTTTTGTCACACTCTGCAATTGTGGCGCCAATTTAGTTGGCAATCCTAACAATTGTGTGCGCAAATTCACGAGCATTTCTGTCATAACCTGTTCTACAGTATCTGCCGAGTACACTTCGCCGTTCATTTTGGCCAACTTCAACTCAGCAATCTTGCGTTTCGCGCGTTCATTCTTGGCCTTTTCAACCTCAAATACCGCATCATCGGAACTGCTCACCTCTTCGGCAGAGGATTGACCCTTATATTTGACATAATTGATAACGGATTTGATAACCAAAATTTGATTTTTTTCATCCGTCGCTAAAACCCCTTCTTGGAGCAGTTGCGAAACACGTTGACGCGAGAGTCCAAGTGCTTTTGCCAGGTTCGACTGCGAGGCCGTTGCTGTTTTCAAATCATCTGTAATTTTCACTTATCAATCAGCCTCCTTTCATTACCTGTATCACTAGCAAGGTCATAAAAAAATTAAAATCTAGGCAAATTTTGGGGTCTCGGCCACCGCACGCTTTCATTTTTCTCCAGAAGGACCCATAAAAAAAATTAGTTCAAAATTCAACAAATTGTGTAATGATTTAAATTTATTTTTTTAGCTTCACTGCCATCTCATCTATTAGCTACTTCAGCACGCCTTTATTTTGTTTATATTTACCGCACTCCTTATGAACCTTTGCAGTTTTTGTCTTTACTAACGAATGTGATGGTGCATACGACTTACACATATGATCAATATGAATGCCGTTCGCTTTACACCAACCCTTAACATTGTTTAAGCATCGTCTCTTCTCACAATACACATCTGTCAATCGTATTCACCTCGCCTCCTTAACTTTGCATATAAAAAGACCACCTAACCGTATAGATTAAGTGGTCTTTTCGCTTTTGTGTTCTAGGTATTCACTGTGTTGAGAGAGATTAATCGTTTCCCTATTAACTCACACTATCATTATAAATTGTCAAGAATGACATGTCCACGACAGTTTTATGACAATTTCGTGTTTAGTCCAATTACACCCCATAAGAGTACGGATAGCTCTTCAATACCTCTAGCGATGTACCTATGAATGGTTCGTACATCAGGCTTTTCAGGAAATGATTCAGCAATCTCTTCTAAGGTTTCTCCATCAATATAATACCTGCGCATACACTCACAATACTTAAATTGCTTTGTACTACACTTCTCAGCATAGATATCGAGCATGTTATTCACATGCCTCATCATCAATGCTGTTTTTTCTTTGCTTTTGACAATCGCATTTACTTTCACAATGCTTTTATCGTCAAACATATCAATTAACAGTTCATTGAGCCATATATCCTCGGCTTGTGTCGAATCCGTGATAGCATTGTCTACGTATGACTGTAATTGACTATAATGCTTAAGCAGCTTGATCGTGTTGTGTCGAAGTTTACGACCTAGCTGTGCATTTTCTTTCTTGGCTAATTCATAGTAGGTTTTTGTGGCCACCTCAGTGGCCAACCTAGTGATTTTTTCAATTTCGTATTCATTCAAATACATCTCCCCCTTTTTAATTTGTAGTTTAGTCCGAATTGTGTTTATACCAACTTCGAAAGAAGTATCTAACTAAAAATTAAATCATGTTCATTGCTTTCCATTCGCTTAACACAAATGTAGCAATACCATGTTTCTTGGCGTATTCATATTCGCCTTTACAACCTCGGCTAGTCTCCCAGCCATCACACAAGACCAGTACATCACAATGATTAAGTAGGCCTAAACATATCCCTAAGCCAAATACATATTGGTCTCCGGTTAAGTACATGAACCCATAATTATGGATAGGTGATACATAGTCATGTGTAATATCAACCATCACCAGTTCTTGCATGATTTTGTCTATTTTTTCTTTATTGCTCTTCTTACCACCATATGGATGAGCCACATATACTAGCTTTTTCTTCATAATACCTCACTTTAATTAACGCTCTTTATAGGAATATACTCATACGTTCCGATATGTGCAGGATTACATAATTCTCTGTATCAGTTATAATTTCATCTGCCATCGTGCCTATGAACTTTCTATTATCATTTTCTAGCACACCTGCCAATTGTAGACCATCAAGAATAAATTTCTTAGCGAACGCTACATTGTCAGGATCATGCCTGGTCGATGAGTGCCATTCAAATAACATGTCTACTTTCCCCTTAACCGATTCTATCTGTTGTGATAGACATTGTTCTTTGACCTGCTCGGTGCATTTCTTTTTCATAGCAGCCGCCGCTATGGTCGAACCACGCTCACAATCAATGTACTCGTTCAAGGTAGGGAACCTGTCATGTGTTTTCTTTCTAAACCGAAACTGACAACGTAGGATAATCTTCATCTGTGCGAGTCTCCCCAAAATATAGCCTCTTCATAATCTTTGCCACGTAATCTATCAATCACTCGTTCGCTATAATGGTCTTTTGTTTGGTCGTTATTATAATTAGTTGTCAGTATAACTGGCTTCATATCATGGTATCGGCCAATAATAATGCTTTCAACTTTTGTGTGCACCCAATCAGATTTAGAATACTCCGCTCCAAAATCATCTAATAACAATAGCGGAATATTCCTGAGCTTTTGTTCATAATTTAGAAACGCAACTCTATCACCCTTAGATAATGTGAGCATAATGTCCAATAGACTAGGCATAGAAATCATCATACAGCCCTGTTTTAGCGCTAGAACCTCTTTCAGAATACTAACTGCTATAGAAGTTTTTCCAGTGCCAGCAGGGCCCCTTAAAATCAATCCTTTGCCACTTTTAAGATTTGCCTCTAGGTTATCCACATACTGTTTCACTACGGCATATGCTTCAGAATTCTCTTTAGGGAAGCTGCCATGTTTACGTAACCATCCGAAATCCATATCATAATATCGCCGAGGGATACCAACAGCAGCATAGTCTCCATTGACATCACTCTTAATCACTACAGGCTTATCATAAACAGGATAGAAGAACTCATCCTTTACCATGGACTCTCTCGTATTCTGCTTGCCAGTCGACTTCTTCCTTTTTTCGAGAAACGTTTCTAGCATTTCCGTTATGTTTACTTGCTCCAAAATCTTTTTGCACCTCCTTCTTTAGATTTCCTGCTGTGACAGTTTCAACATACTTGATACTATTGCCACCATTATCCGCTGTGGTATTAATAGCAACAATGACTCGTTCTTTGCCATATGATTCAACTAGATCATCTAAACGCTCTTTAATAGTAGGTGATACAACTCCAATTGATTTCATATACAATTCGTAAATGGGTTTATTTTTTACTTCTTCATCTTCAAACATAGATAGAGGATTTTCATCTTCACGCGCGCGCGTATCTCTCTCTATATTATTTTCTTTTCTTTTCTTTTCTTTTATTAGTTGATTTTGTTGAACATGTGTTAAATTT